TTGCTTTCGGGATTTCGCGAATCAGCTTTACGGCCATATCACACTGCTCCTCCATGTCGGTGGTTATAAGCTCCGTGCCGCCGCTTTTGGCACCTCGCCCGTCCACCAGATCTCCGTTGAGGAAAATGATGTCGTAGGGGCCATTACGCGCAATCTGGAGGGCATACCAGTTGTAGTAGGCTCTGTTAGCCGTCACCCATTCAGCCCGCTCTTTGACGGGTTGTTCTGGGAGGTAGCCCTTGGGGGTTAGGCCAACTTTGTGGCCGCAGTGGAAGTCCGAAAGGACCGCTATTTTTTTCATAAGATTAGCTAAAATTTACATTTCGCTCGTTGACCATCTCCCACAGAAGCTGTCGAATTTCTTCAACAGTAGTGCTGTCCCAATTGGGATGAGAATCATAGCGGAGATGATTGCGAAGCTCATCGCTAAGATCGGTAATGATGCTATGAAGATCGACTGCCTTACAAGCCATCTCAAACTCGACTTGTTCTTCTGGCAGGTTGAAGGATAGTGTGCCATTGGCCATTGGGTGTGGTTTTGGTTGTGTTTATGGTTTCGGGATTGCTTACAGGTCTTTGAGAACTTTCTTCAAGTCTCCGTCATCTAAGTCGTCGTCATCGTCTTCGTCCTCGTCTTGCCCATAGAGGATGTCATGGATGTTCGATACAATACCTTCAATAGCATAATCATTGCCAAATTTGAGAAAGGCGTTCTTGGTTTCGGTGCCATCTTGAAATGTAGCCACCACAAAGCCAGAGTCAAAATATTCAACAAGTTCTGAGCAAAGCTTGTCCAGCACCTCTTGTAGCCGTTTGTCATGGACGGCCATTTTAGTCTTGGGTTTCTCCGCAGGTTTTGCATCTGAGGATATGGACTACCCCATGATCAATCCGTTCAATCTTTTCCGATCCACAGTAGAAACAGGTCTTGGATTGCGGCTTGCGGTAAACCTTTTTCTTCTTTTTTTCTTCGCTCATTTTTTGACTGTTGATGGGTTGATTCGCACAAAGTTGCGTACTAGCGAGGCAGACCGTGTTTTGAGCCACACCCCGTCCCCAGACTTGCTGTCCCGCGTCCCCCTGCCGTTTGTGTTGCCCTCGACACATTGGAACCTTCCGTTGGGAAGGACCTTGGTCACAATCCCGATATGGGAGAAGTCAAAAATAACAAAGTCCCCAACATGGGGCTTGGCCTTGTTAGAAAGAACCTTGGCCGTAGCTGGTCTTTCTTTAGCCCAAGAGATATAGCCAAACGCCGCCGCTGTCCTCGGTCTCCACTTCTCAGGGATCATTACCTTGAGCCCCAACCACTCAACATTTTCGGGGTCTTTGAGCCACTCGCGAACTACCCATGAAGTCAGGGCGGCACACCATGGCCAAGAAGCGGGCTTGAGGTTGGTGGCGGCTTGATACTTCCGCACCTGTGGACCGTTGTTGTTGCCCCCCACTTCTTTGACTCCCACTTGGGACAGGGCAATCTTGGCTAGGTTCTCAAGAGCCTTGGGAGTCTTCTGTTTCGGGGTTTCCCTCTTCTTTTCGACGGGCAACTCTGGCTTTGAGTTCTCCTTGGATTCGGATGGCAAGCTCGGCAAGGACGGCGCTTGGCCACCTTCTGATTCTATCCCAAGTAGTTTCTGGATTAACTGCCAAATCATCTGGGTTACTGCTCACCCATCAATTATAACAACGGCAAACTCGTTTGCCAATATCCCAATTCCTAGAAATCCGCTCCACCTCGGACTCCAACGGAGACGCCTGTTTTTCCATCATGGCCCCGCTTGGTGATTTTTGCGGTGAAGCGGAGGGAACCGAATAAACGGACAAGGAAATGTCTGCGATCTTCTTGGTTCCCCTTGGTAAATATTGCTTTGAGAGTTTCATTGTTGATCTTTTTCACTTGCGCTTGCGCTTTGTTGCGGGCTTTTTGACTTCAATGGCCCTGCGAATCTCGGTGTAGGTCACGGGACCAGCAACCCCATCTTCATCGGTATTGACCAAGGCTTGGATCTTCTTGACTCCCTTGACGTTGATTTCGTTGGTAACGTAGTTAACAATGGCGAGAATCAAAGCAACGACAAATCCCGTAAGGCTCACTTGGTCTACGGACTCGGCCAGCTTGGGGTCAATCATGGCCAGCTTGCTAACCACGGCGGCAATCCCCATGGCAATGAACGGGGTGATGACCCCGCCCATCTTGGAAACCAGAAAAGCCAGAAGTTTGTCTTTGGTTGTCGCGATCATTGGTCGATTTTAACCCGCTGAACGGCGGATTCAACCGTAAAACGAATCAAGGATTCAGAGGCATCAATGCCATTACGCAGGGCCGCGCTGGTGAGTTTTTTGACAGCGGCTTCGCGCTTTTGTGCGCCAGTTTTGCTGGTGTCGGCCAACTCGCGGACGATGTCCAAGGCAAGTGGGAGGAGGGACGCGGCGGCATCCACAAAGAGTTCGCGGAGGATCGGCCCGTAGAAGGCCCAAATCTTGGAAGGAATACCCAGAAGGGTGGCGAAGAATGATTTCATAGATTAAAGCTAGACTAGAATCCTTTGGATTTCAAGTAATCTTCGATTCTTTTTGTGCGCTCGTCAATTCGGGCCAAGGTCTCGCTGCGGGTTTGGTTTTCTTTATTAATCATCTCAATTCGCGCATCCTGCTTGGCATCATTGGTTTGTATATGTCTCATCTGCTCTGGTAGAACAATCCACCCATTAAGTGCCGAAAACAAAGTAATCATCAGAGCGATGCCAGCGACCAGTTCGCTCATGGTCAGCTTTACTCCGCGCTCCAGACCTCTGCGTCTTGGTATTTCTTCGATACTCATAGTGCTGTAATAATGGAAGCCACTTGATAGCGCCAAGGCCAATCGATATATGTGGCTAGGTTTGCGGGGTTAGCCGTGTCTCCACGATAGGCTGCTGCGATATGACCCAGAGCCTGCTTCTCGCTCCAGTCGATATGGTTCGGGGTTTCAGGAGTTAAGACAAGTCCAGTGGGATTAATTCCATCATCAAACCAATTTGTTGCCAGCCATGGATAAGCGACATCTGATTCAGATTTTGCAAAATCTCCATCATTAAACAATACCCAATGAATGGATTCCCAATAAATATAAATTGAACTTGTTAGTTTATATGATGGTTTTCCATTTAGATCTCCATCATACACATATCTTCCATTGTATTGTGTGGCGCTCAACCCCGAAACCACAACTGTAGATTCTGATATATCTCCAGATACAGCATTGTAGATATCGCTCCACGCATACTGTTTAGGCAGAGAGATGTAGTCTGCTTCGGTCTTGGGTGCGCCTGCGGCTACGGCAATCTTGGCCCAGAGATAGCGTTCTGGGAGGGTAATGTAATCAGCGACCGACCCCGAACCCAACTCATTTACCAGCCACTTGGCAAGCATCACTCTTCGGGGCAGATCCGCCGCCGAAGCAAACACCGCATCTAAAGTAGGGAGAGCCATAGCCTATGGTCTCCGTCCTTTAAGCCATGCCCATGATTCGCTCGCCCATTCCAGCCATCGGGGACACGCCCGCTTCCATTTCGTCAGCGGCCTCGTCCTCCATCTCGCCTTCGTCTTCGGCCTCTTCAGCCGCAATCTCGACGCCAGCCAACATGGTGGGGACAAGGGAGTCTCCCTCGACGCGAAAACTGACAAGCTCCTCAAATACGTCACCATCGGCAACGTCTTCGGGCAGGGTGTATCCTTCAGGTATAGTTAGTTTCATAATAGTTATTCTCTCCTCATAGAGCTTGCCTTAGATTTTACTCCAAGGCAAGCCTTGATGAATAGAGACTAGCTATTAGGGAACCAAGTAGCCATATCCGCTACCGCTGGCGCAAGGAACAAGGTCGTTCGCAAGGCTGCAACGGAGGTGGATAATGTAGTATCCCCACTCAGGGAAGATCTGCTTGACGGCACAGGCCATCTTCGCCCGCCAGTAACCCGAGTTCTTGTCAGGATTGCACTGTTTATCATACTCGTTGATCCAGCGGAAATCTCCGCGATAGTTCTGAGCATCATAGACCAGCTTGCCGACTTTGAGGTTAGGATTCGGGACGAGCCACTCCAGCGCCTTCGGATGGAAGATAACCGTGGAGGTGTACTTCGCATTCTTGTAGGCGGGGTTGACGATAGCTTTGGTGCCTTTGAAGGCCGAATCCGTGATATACGGAGGGACTTCGACAAGGGTGCCGCCAGCGCCATCGTTGAAGCGTTTCGGGAACGGACGGCTGTGGAACACATAACCAGCGTAGCTCTTCTTGGGAAGAAGCATCTGGCCATTGGTGCCCAACAGATCGTTCACGCGATCACTCCAGCGGATGTCCTGACGGATGTCCTCGTTGATCTTGATCATCTGTTCGATGGTGGCACGATCCGACATCACGTTGAAGACGGGAGCGCCGTCATCGGTGACCGCATCGCCGTCATCTCCAGCGTTGTCCGAGTAGAGGCTGTCGTAGATCTGACGCAGAACGCCAGTCGTGAGAACGCTCGTCGGGGCCGTGAGACCAGTGATCGTGGCATTGTCACCACTAAAGGTGACGCCAGTTCCAATCTGGGTGTCAAAGCCAGCTTCGACGCTCAAGATATTGACGTTGGACAGATAGTCGTTGTCGTAACGCTTAATCCACTCGACGTTGACGTTGTCGGCCAAGATCTTGATGTAGTTGTTGACATCATCAATCGGGAAAGCCGAAGTACGAACGTCTTCCAAGCAGATCCAATCCGACTCCACAGCCTGATGGCGGAGCGAGAAGTTTTTCTGGTCGAAGGCGTAGCCGACTTTCTTGACGGGAGCCAAGCAGGAGTTGTCCTGACCAGCTTCGCCAGTGACACCGATGGACTCCCAACCACTGCCAGAGGCGATGGTACGGCGAGCAATAGTGTTGGTGATCGTTTTGCCCATGTTGTCGGGGAAGGCCGACTGGGTAACAAGACGAAGGTAGGGATCTTTATAAAGACCCAAGCGATGGGTGCCAAGGGCAATACGTCCAGTCTCTCTCTGGAAATTGTCGTTAATGCTCTCGCAAGTAACTGAAGCAGCGTTAGGTGCTGACATAATATTTTATTTCTTTCTAGTTAAATAGGGTTAGATTTTGATTTCGGGATTTTAGGCCCTAAATCGGTTAAGTTCTGGGCCGCGACCAGAGATTTACGGCTACAAATTGTGAAGGCGCTAACTCGCCAGCAGAGTGTCCGCGACCAACTCGGACTCAAGTCTTGAGCGCAAACTATTACATTTGCGTTAAATTGTCAATAGCAGAATTTTAGCGGAAGATAGATTTTCCGAAATTCATCAGGCTGTCGGGATTTTCGTCATCCCCGTCATTGGTGTCGGTTTCGGTGGCCTTGCCCAAGCTTGGGGTGGCTCCGACCAAGCCTTCTAGCTGAGTCTGGAGTTCTTTGATCTTGCCGTCTTTTTCGGCGTTCACCCGTTCCATTTGGGTGGTGTAGTGGTTGATGGCACTCTCAAGGAAGGGGACTACAGCAGCCCGTGCGAGGATGGCGCTGCGGTCTTCGACGCTCAAGCGGTCCAGATTGGTTTCGGCGGCGTTCTTCTTGGCGCTGCGGATATGGCCATTCCACTCATCCTGTCCTTCGACTTCTTGGAGGAAGTTATAACGATCTTCCAAATTAGTCCAAGTTTTGGCCGTGAAGGCTTTTTGGAGACGAAGATCGTTTTCAATAAACTCTTGTTCGGACTGGGCCTTGCGGGCGTTTTCGGCTTCGGCCAAGGTTTCGGCCTCCTTCTGGAACCGCTCATGGTATTGGGCCAACTCATGGTATTTGTCGGCCATTTTGACGATGGAGAGTTGCTCCATGCGCTTGAAGTCTCCCGTCAGGTCTTCAAGAGAGTCGATTCGTTTGCGGGCATCGGGCTCGGTGAGGGCTTGCCAGAGTTTGCTGAAGTCGGCGTCATTGGCTTCTGCAATGGCCTTTAAATCGCCCTGAAGGCCCGCCAGAGGCTTTTTGATGGCTTCGACATATTCTGGACTTCTTTCAAAGTTGGCGGTCTTTAGCTCGCGGCCTAGCTCTGCCAAGCGAGTCTTGTAGCCTTCCAGTTCTTCTTGGAGGGATTTGACGGTCTCCCCCTCATACTTGCCGACCTTCTCTTTGGTGGCTTCCAGTTCGGCCTTGAGGCGATCCCGCTCTTCACGGGCCTTTTTCATTTCGATTTTAATCTCTTTCCAGCTTGAGATACCCTTTTCAGAATCATCACCTTCAGGTTTATCAGAAACAGCTTTATCTTGAAAATGGGGATTGAGAGGGAGATCGTCTTCCGAAGCTTCGGCTTTCGGGGTCTCGTCCTTGGTCTCCTTGGAAACGCTCTCGGTGATCTTCTCTACGGCCTTGGCCGTCTCTTCCTTGGTGGCCTTGGGCTTCTTTTCGGCCTTGGGTTCCGCTTTGACGGGAGCGACCTTCTCCTCTTTGGGAGCTTCTTCTTTCGGCGCTTCGGCTGGCTCTGGAGTGGCGGTTTCGACTGCGGGTGCTTCATTGACTTCAGGTTGGTTTTTACCACCAAAGATGGTTCCAGCAAAGTCTGCTTCGCCCGTGAGGGCTGAGTTGAGGATATCGGCCATAAGTGTATGTATCGTTAATAGTTACTTGTTTGTATAGATGCGCTTAATAATTAAGCTGTTTGTGTTTTGTCTTCTAAATCTATATGGGAGAAGGGTTCTGGCAAGTCGAATCTGGGTTTGGTCTCTACCTTACCATCGGCCAAAATAGAAATGAGATCAATGACCTCTTGAGAGCCCTCATAAAAACCCGCACTCTTGATAAACACGGGCGACAGATCAAAGCCTTGGGCCACGGGGCCTGTTGAACGTTTCGGCCTAACGCGCCTTGCAATGTGTCGCAAGCCTTTCTGCATATGGGGCATCGCCCACGTTTTACTCCATTCACGGGCGTCCTGATCGGTCCATTCAGTCATTAGATATATACTACCGCTATACGCGGATCTATGGTTTGTCTAGAAGAAAATTATGCTTCGGTCGCCATCGGGGGTCGGCCTGCGGGCCTAGCCGTTTTCTCCAATATAGAACTCCGCGTCTTGAGATCATTGAGAGCCATTTGCTGACGGATGGTTTCCATCTTCTGCGCGTGGGTCTCTTGATTCATCATCCGCTTCTCTTGCATTTCGGCCAGTTTAAGTTGCGCCTTTTGGAATTCCATTTCCATCTTGGGATCAATCTGCTGCTGTCCACCCTCCTGCGGGGACATAGCTTGTTCCTGCATTTGGCTTTGTTCGGCCATGGCACGATTGATGACCTGTTGTTCCAACTCGTCCACATAAGCTGTGACGTTTTGAAGCTGGCGCTTGAGTTCGTTGACTTCTTGTTTGCGGAAGCTGTTGGTTGAGAAAAGAACCAGATGTTCGGTGGTGTGGTCGGCGGTAGGGCGAAGGATAGCCATGGCTTGCTCGTCTGGAATTTGTTGCTGACGATGCATCTCAATAATCTCAGCCATGAGCGGAATGTGGGCTTCGATATGCACAGCGTGGTTTTGACTATCATGCACCATCTGTTGGATTCCGTTGCGGAGGTTGCCGTTTTCCAAATTAGCGATATCAAAGTCAATCGTACGGCGCGGGCCCTTCTCCGAAACGAAGAGGTTGACCTTCTGCCAACCCACTCCAGAGATACCAGCGATGACGGAACGAAGGGTGTTTTCTTTGCCCTTTTCATCCATCAGGGAATAAAGCTCCATCAACTGCTTGGAGGCCATCTCGGTCATTACGGGGCTCCCATCTCCCATGGCTCGGAAGGCTGTAACCTTCAAGAACTGGCGCATCCGCTCCACACTTACTCCCCTGCGTAGACAACGTTTGCGGAATTCTAAGGCTAGGCGTCCACCCTTATCGTTTGCCGTTAATAGCGGGCTTACCGCCCTACGATACTGCTCGGTCAGAAGTTTGTTATATGGAGTATAAAAGAGTTCCAGTGCTGCGGCGTTGAGCGTGGATTCTTGACGGGCCTGCTGGACAACTTCGGTAGCCGATCTTGCCTGTCCTTCGGGCGTGGTCTGGCGCGAGCGGTAACTACCTGTATTATTCTGCAACACCTGACTCATCAGGTTGTAAACAGGAAGCCCCTGAGTTGCTACTGCGGGAGGTTGAAGTTGGATCGGGGTCAGCCCACTAGGGATGAACGTATAAGGCCCGACCTCAATGTATTGAAAGTCTTGGATGGCTTCGGCGTCACCCTGCAACTGGATGAGACCAGAGGTGATGGCGGCTTGGGCAGCTTGGCACAACACGCGGTTAGAAATCTGGATCTGGTTGTAGATCTTCTGCTTGAGTCCGCGAATGGTATGGAATGTCCCCTGACCAACTCCGTAGGTGAAGATAACAAAGCACTGATTTACGTTTCCATAGCGGCTGTAGCGTTCGTAGAGGAAGTCCGAAGAATCCCGACTCCCAATTAGCTGGGTGAACTTACCATCAAACTCCTTGTTATAACCATAGACCAACTGGGCTCTGTGGTAGGCCGACTCCCCAGCGTAAAGATCGTTCTCCTTGATTTCGCGCTCAAAGTCTTCCCAGTGAGCGGTATAGTTTTTCCACTGATCTCGCTTGGTTGAAGCCTTCCAAATCGCCTGCTTAACCGCATTAAGATTCCAACCAAGGGCTTTGGCCGCTTTAGGATTGCGGATGTAGTTGTAAAGCTCGCTCACACTCATGGAGCGTTGGACAATAGCTACTTCGATAGACTCATCTGAAACCTTGGTGTCGCGGGCCACCTTGAAGTCTTTTAGCCCACAGGGCTCCCAGAAGATGGAGCGTTCATCGGGCCACATGGCCACCCCAACCCCGTCACCCACAAACTCCCTAGAGAGGAGTTGCATGTTATAGGCGTGGTCGCTCCACTCTTTGAGCATCCAGTCGAATTCTTCAGAGATGATCTCAGAGTCCTCGTTGGAGTCTCCTTCGTAGGAGTCCATGATGACGTTGGCAATGCGCGGCACCCCGTTCTGGAGTTCGATATAGGGGGCCAAGGCGGCTTCCATGATGGCGTTAGCCTCCCCGAAGTTGGCGTTAACCACATGGGTTAGACCCTTGCTCTTTAGCTCTTCGGCATCGTAGGGGGCTTCGCCGTTGACCAAGGCTTGCGCTCGCGCCCGAAGGTACGCCGCATCCTCATCTTGTTCGATATACTTGTTAGCGATGGCCACAAGGCTATCCGATGACTTTATGCGTTTTTTCGGGGGACCACCACTCTCTGGTAGGTTTTCCAGTTCTGCGTTGCCTGTTGCCATTAAAGTAGAAAGTGTAGGTTAGTTAAGGGTTGAAATCAAACAGATTAAGAAACATTTTCAAAATTGGAATCATTAAAATATGTTGCTGTGTATCCAGTAGAAATGCCTTGTGCGGTGTCAATATTCGCTATCAATGTGTTAATCGGAATGTTTGAACCACCAGCAATAATGTCTCCGCCCCAAATAGCTTGCAGTTCGCCGCCTTCATCATTAGCTGGATTTGGCGCGGAGAACGCCAGTCCAACAAGAACTGGTTCATTATTTATTAGCAAAAATAACGGAGATCCAGAATCTCCAACTACTACATTTTTATAAAAAGCTCTTTGATTTCCATCAAGCCCCGAAACATAAATTGGTCCGTAGTTGGGGTCTGAAGATGAAAATGGAATCTGAGTAGACGCAGAATTATTAGAAAATGCGCTTATGGTAGTAATAAGTGCTTCTTTATCTTTATTAATCCAAAAAGAACCAGAAGAAAACACAGCGCTTGTAAATTTTTTTGACGCACTTGCTGGGAGAATTTTAACAATATTAATACTTTCTGGCAAATCACTGTTAAGTAATGCTATGCCAACATCAAAATTAACTTGAGAATTTATTGTTCTTGAAATTGTTCTTTCGACAACTGTATTTGAATTTGTGATGAAGCGAATTGTTGCACCAGTTAACGATGTTGTAATGTGCTTGGCAAACCAAATGTGCCTTGGCGTTATGGCGATGCATCCAAAGTCATCTCCATAAGCACTGTTCCAAGGGCTATAACCAGTAAGCAATTCCGCTGATTCCCCCAACCAATTTGATGCGTTTCTTGTGTATGATGGCGTAACGTCATCTCTTGTGGAAAACAATGGAAGAGAATCGTTAACATTACTTATCTCGGATATTTTGTTTAGTATTCCACTATTTGAAACTTTAAATATTAATTTTTCATCATCAATGTGTGGAACAATTGTTTTTGCATTGTCTCTGTTTGTAAATTCACATACTGGAAGATTGTCTATGTTATAATGAAAAACACTATCAGAATTTAATGGCACAAAACCAAACACTTTATTTCTGTCTGTTGCAAGCGGGTTTATGTTAAATCCAATATTGCTGTAATTGCCAGAGTGAGATATTACACAATTGACACAACCATCATATTTAGCACTCAAATTAATCAACGTTGTTGTGATTTTTGAACAGTTATTGAAAAAACAATTTGTTAATTGCGTGTAAAAAGAAGAATTTGACACTCTTTGCGTTTCATTACTTCCAGTGTACGAACAAGAAAGCCTTGATCCTGCTATTGTTTTTGAAATAAATAAATTAAAATTACTGCTATGTTTAATGGAAATGTTTGAACTTCCTGCACCAAGTAATCTTATTGCTAAATTAACAGATGCACAGTTTTCAACAAAAACATTTGCCACTGTGGCTGCCGAAGAAAGTCCTCCAGCTTGAAGCAAAATAGCGGTGGATTCTTTAAAAGAAAGCCTTAACAATGAAGAGCTTGCCGCGCCGCGCATTAAAACGTGCGGCCTGATGACGTCACTATATCTTGTTACAGAGTTAACCGTTGGTCGAGAACACTCAATTTTAATATCTCTAATGTTTGAACTTGTATCTAAGGACGGATTTGAAAAATCCCTACAGAATGTTGAAACATATTTAGCCTCATTACGACCACCTAAACCGCCAGACGGAACACTACCAACTGAGGGTCCAGTAAATGCTAAATCAGTACCAAATGTATAGGTGTGATCAAGATGGCAAAATGGAAGCCAATCTGACGTTCCATTACTAATAAGGTCACTGATATCAATTGGCTCGGTAGTTGTCGTTTCAATACATTGAAAAACTTGACCTGTTGCATTTCTTAAGTATTGTCCAACAGTGTAGGTTGTCCCGTTTTGCCAAAGAGGGATGGGGTTGGCTCCAGCGGTTGGATCAATGTTCCAAATTTTAAACCTTACGTTTCTCCAATCATAGGTTGCAGAAATGTCACGAAGATTGTCTTTCCTATAAGTGATAAACCCCTTTGCCTCCCTCGTTCCATCAAGATAAGTCAGCGATGGATCGTAGTGGATGATGTCTTGTGGAAAAAGATTGGAATATGCATTCTTGGAAACATTGCTGGAGCTATAAGCATACACAACAAGAGGTTCGGGCGTGGCCGCAATGGAAGCTACCGTGAATGCCGTGCCATTGTTGTTGCTAACGTTTGCCGTGTTTGACGGGGAGATCCACTCGCTGTCGTTGGACATGTATTCCGTGACAAAGTCTGTGATGCGATAGTGAAATCCCGCCTTGAGACTCTGGCTGCCCATAAGAGACATTAACCCAGCATGGGTTACGTCGATAATCCTAGACGCATTCCCTTCCGCATAGGTGCCTGCGGTGGTGCCAGCTACTACTGGTAATGGGTAATATGCAGAGAGGGAGGCCATGAAATATGTATTGTATTATGTTTCGGGATTTGGGGCTACTATTATGTTTCAGGATTTTGACCTGATTGCAAACCCGCCACAGCCTCCCCACTCGCCTCCGCAAAGGTCGCCTGCGGCTGGCCGAAAGCCTCCGCTGGTGCGGGTGTGACGGTATTACTCACTGGCATCCTCCTCCACAATCGGTTCGGGCAAAGGCGTAATCGTAACAGTCTCGCCGCTCCACACCCATTCGCGGGTGCGCTCGACGGGTGCGCGGACGCCGCTGCCGCCAGCGGCGAGGATCTGGTTGATGCCTTCCGCACTCGCCGTGTAAAGGGCGAGCAGTTCTTCGGACTGTTGCTGGCCCAGCTTCCCCAGCACGGCTTTGAGTGTCACATCATCAAGGCCGAAGATTTTGGCGTGCAGGGTGGAGAGGCTTTGCGCGTAGAGTTCGCCGTAGTAGCGGCTGGTGGCGGCGGCGCGGTCGATGTCGGCGATGGCGCGTTCGGCGGGGGTGACAGGCAGGAGTTGCGCGTGGGCGCTGGCGGCGAGGATGAGGATAAGGAAATGTTTCATAAGTTTAGGGAGCCATTTTGGTGACGGAGAGCATTGACGATTGGATAAGCGTTGTGGCATCTGCGGAGTTGTTGATGGGATACCAGCGGTAGTTCATGGTGTTTGCGTTGCTGCTGGTCAGCACATAGACAAAGCCTGCCACGGCGAATCGGCTTCCAGAGGATGCGGCGGAAACATTTGCCAGCCCGATTGCTGTCGCATTTGTGCCAGAAGTAATCGCCGTCACCGTAGCGTTCGCGGCTTGGCCCACGCCACTGCGATGGTTGAATTCTGAAAGATTGGTTGTGAAACCCAACCCGTGGGCGAATCCAGAGTTGGTCGTGGCGACCCATGCAACGGCGTATTCGATGCGATAAAAACTGTTAGCATCGAGCGCCCACGATCCCATCTGTGGGTCGTTGTTGGTTGATTGCGTAACAGCGTTGAATCCCCAATTGGTTTTGGTTTGGTCGTTGGTGGTGAATTTGGTGACCGTGCGGCTGGCTACAAACGAGGAGCTTCCTGCGCCGTCTGCGGCGAGCAGCGCACCATTGGCGGCGGCTCCGCTAGGCGGGTTGCCTGCGGTCAGGGCGCCATTGGTGCTGATCAAGGCTGTGCGCGAGTTGGCGTTGGTCAAAGGCGCGAAGCGAAGGTTGTTCGTAAAGGTCAGTTCGTTGGTGCGCCCTGTAACGATGTTGCCATTGGTATCCGTTACCATGTCGCGGACTTGGGCCATACCGCTTGCGGCAAAAGCAAGCAGTGTCATTATAGCCAAGGCAACTCGGGAAAGTGTGCCATCGTCATTAATGGTGATCCGCCAGCGGGTGTTGTTTGGTGATTTCAAAACAAGTCCTTTGGTTGAGTCTGTGACTTCGGTGTCGTTGTTCGCGGTGAGCGTGGTGAAGGTTCCTGCGGCGGGCGTGGTGTTACCGATGGCGGGCGGGGCGGCGAAGTCTGGGATGTCTGTAACGACTGCGAGAGTTCCCGACTGGTCGGGGATCGTGAGGGTTACGTTATCGGTAAGTTCCTCGTCAGCAGGCGTAATAGTCGCAAAAAACGCCCCCGACTGAAGTTTGGCGCTTGCCATAAGGATGTTGGCAAGATTGCCACCATTTTGCTCAATGCGGACATTGGGGTTGCTGCCTTGCAAAAACATTTCGCCGTCGCGAAGACCAAGCAGCGCCTCATTGTTGCTTTCGTCCGTAACGGAAATGTAGGGAGTGCCATTGCCGCCAGTATGTTGAAATGTTAGCTCTTGTGATTCAAATTCAATGATGTCGCTTGATGCGCCGTTTAGCGAAACTAATGAAACACCATTGCCATCATTAACAGCGAGTTGAGAAAAAGACGGAATTGGGTCTGATCCGCCCGCAACCCCGCCCGAAAGCGTGATGGACTCTCCGTCATCGGGAATTTGCGACCCATCGCCCCAAATCAAAGTAGCTTGATTGGAGGGATTGGCCGAGTTCCACGCAGAGAGACGTGCGTTTATGGTGTCTCCGCTTCCGCCAGCAAGCGTGATGGACTCTCCGTCATCGGGAATTTGCCCTCCGTTTCCGCTTACAAGTTCGGTCTGACCATTATCATTGATGGCATCTTGAATGGAATTTGATCCGTCAAAGGATAAGCTGGTGCCATTATAGCCAGACCCGCCATAGAGCGCACGGATGGTGACATTGTTGGTCATGCCCGCCACTTGCCCCGTAAAATTGGCACGGACGCCGTTGAAGGAAAGCGTGATGCTGTTGCCTGCGGTTCCAGCGGCGTTTGCGCGAACAAGAACGGGCGTGGACACCCCTGCGACTAGGACTCTGGAACTGGCCTTGACGCCCGCCGCATGGCTGGCCGCATGAGCCAGTGTTGAACTCGGTGTCCTCGCATCGCTCAACCGCGCATCGTTCCCCTCGCAAAAGCTCCCTGCCGCCGTGCCGAAAGAACCCGCCTCGACTACGCCGTTGGTGCCTGTTTTGAGCGGGAGGTTGGCGGTGGTGCCGACTGCTCCCGAATTTGTAATGTTGCCGTGGGTGTGGGAAGTCGGCGTTCGGGCGTCACTGACTTGGTCTGTATTTAGGAGCGTCCTTACACTACTGGCACTTAGGTCTTCTGGATCGCCCGTGGAGGCGGTGGCCCGCCCTTTGATTGTAGCAGTCGCCATGTTTGCCAGCTTGGCGTTGGTGACGGCATCATTGGCTATCGTGGTCGCGCCGTCTCCGCTACTAGTTACATCGCCGCTGTGGTTGGGGTGGGTGTAGTTGTTGGCGTTGGCTGCGATCCCGTCCAGCTTCGTTTTATCCGCACTGCTCATGCTACCAGCCGCCGAAGTAGTGGCCGCGCTGATGCTGATTGCGGGGGTTGCCCCACCAGAAGAAGCGATAGGGGCGGTTCCCGTGACGCTGGTTACGCCAGTCGCGGGCGCTGCCCCCCATTCTGGTGCGGTGGAAGTGCTGTTTACTTTGAGGATCTGTCCCGCTGTGCCGATAGGCAGGCGTTCGTTGACTAGCGCCCCGCGATAGAGGGTATCACCTTGATTCGTTAGGATAGATTCTCCTCCACCTCCAGAGGTGCCATAGCGAGGAAGGATTTGCCATCCACGGGTAGATCCTGTGTAGATCATCGTGAAGTAGGCTCCCTCGACATTGCAGATGAGATTTTCTTCCAGACTTTCGATTCTTTGTCCGTTTCGGGCGATGGTCAGAGGATTGGTGTCGAAGGTCTCCGAGTAGTCGAAGATATCAATGGAGTCGCCTGCATTCGGGTTTGCTGGCAAGGTAAGCGTAAAGCTACCGCCCGAAGTATCGGCTGCTATATTTTGGGAATTAGAGAGCGTCTGAGGACTAGAGACTACTGTATAATTAATGTTGGCTTGCGGGCCGACTGGGCCTGCTGGCCCCTTCTCCACCACCTCAATGATCTCAATCTCCCTCTCTGTGATCTCAATGACCTCTTGGCTCATCGGGCAATCTCCTGATAGACTTTGGCCTTACCCGTGGCAAATGCAATATAGGTGTAGCCTTGGTAGAGTTCGATTTCGTAGACGTTGTCGCCTGCTGTTAGGTTTGCGGCCTGTGTGGCGGTGATTTCGATTTCGATGGTGCCCGCACTCCCGCCCAATGTAATCCCGCCTCCAGAGGTCAGTGTAAGCAAAGTAGCACTATCCTTCGCGCATTCCCGAATCACCATGTTGGCCCCGTAGCCCGAAAGATTGACGGGAACATTAGACTTGCCTTTACAGGACTTGGTCAGATAACGAAACTTCGCCGTCCATGTCTTTCCTTGGACGATTTCAATGTCTCTTTCAAGTCTCCAGTAGTTGGTCATTTATAAACTGGTAGCCAGAATTGATTGGTTCCAACACGAATCTCAATGAAGTCATTGATCTGGTTGTTGGTTGCGGGGTTTGAGTTGGTTTGGTTGGTGGAGAAGTCTACAAACCCATTAACCACAAGATTGGTGGTTGCCGTCACAGTGCCAGTAGCTGTCAGAGTTCCAGATGCCGTGACATTAGAGAATGTTACGTTATTGGTTTGGCCAAGTCCGAGGTTGGTGCGAGTCACGGCTTGGTTGGTGGTGT